TGCCCGGTAGATGGTGGCAAAAGCCTGGCCGAGCCCTCGGCCCCCGGGAAGGCGCCCATTTTCGGCCTCCCCCAGTTTCCCCCCCGCCCAACCCCCCCCCCCCCACGAACCCCGTAACAAGGGTTCTGGGTTTCCTACGATAAGATAGGAGCACGCATGGGTTCTGCACTGGTGACGACAGCATCCAAGTGGATTGTCCGAAACCTCCCGGCCATCCTGACGGGGTCCGCTGTGGCGGGTCTTGGTGGAACCGTATATCTGGCCGTCAAGGCTGATCGAGAGGTCCAGGCCATCAAGCGTCGGCAGCGCACGTTCAGTGAGAAAGATTGGAAGACCAAGTACAATGTCGCCTACAAGCTCTACGTCCCCGCAGCCCTCGCCGGTGCGGCAACAGCGGCGTCCATCGTGGGTGCCTTTGCGATCGGGAATCGTCGTCAAGCCGCAGCAGCCGCAGCCTACGCGTTCACAAAGGAATCGTACGACCGCTACCGTGCCACGACACGACAGGAGATTGGCGACGAGCGGGAACGTGAGCTTGCTACTCAAGCTGCTGAGCGAGTGAAGACCCCGGCCACTACGACAGTCGTGGGATCGGGAGACGTCCTGTTCTACGACGGGCACAGCGGTCGCTATTTCCACTCCACGATCGAGACGGTTCGGCAGATTCAGAACAACCTGAACTACCAGCTGCTCAAGGGTGATCTGGTGTCTCTGAATGACTTCTACGCGGCTGTCGGTCTTGAGCCGACGGATCTCGGTCAGCAGCTGGGCTGGAACGAGCCGAACGCGATCGACATTCGTTTCGGATCCACGATCACGGATGACGGTAAGCCCTGCGTTGTCACGGACTTCCTTCTTGAACCCTCGGAGGCTTGGTTCCGGTTCGCGTGACGAACACGGACTATAACGAGAGAAGGGAACCACCATGACAAGTAGAATCTCATCCGTTGCTGGATTTGTCGCTGATGTCACTGCTAGTGCTGCAGCCGACGCGATTCTGATGTCGTTGTGTCCTCCAGCTGGCACCGCTGTTACAGTGATGCGCCACGTGGGGGTTCACGCGATTTCAGCCGCAGTAGGCTCCGCCACGGGCAAGTCGATCAGAGATCAGGTCGAGGAGACGGTCGAGACAATTCGATCCATGAATAAGTCCTGAACCAGAGAGCTCAGAGTCCATAACACGGGCTCTGGGTTTTCTCAAGAAAGGAACTAGCATGAACTACGAGGACAAGGGCGAGATCAAGATGGTATTCCACGAACCGGGTCTGCAGGACAACGCCCAGAGAATCACCATCGAGATCGCCAAGGCGATATTCCACGAAACATTCTGCGTGACCCGTAAGGAGAGCGCATGAATCTCGCGCCGTGTCCTCACTGAAGAGCACGGAATTTCGCAAACTCAACATGCCCTATAATGAGAACCCATCTATCCGAAAGGAATACTCATGTCTGAGAACACCTCCACCACCGTTGTTGATAACGAGAGCGAAGACGCTCCCTTCATCACGATCGACTGGACGCAGGCTGCTCCCGCGGCGAAGAAGTTCGCACGCATTGCTGCTCCCGCAGTCACCGGCATCGCGCTGGCTGTGGTGATCCGCAAGGTCGTGAAGAACGCTTCGAAGCAGGACGCCGACGTGGCTGATCTGACCGAGGGCGTTGACGTTCCCGAGATCGACTCGGCGGACGAGAACGAAGACTGACGCATCCATCTGACAGACACTCAACCCCATGGGCCCCTAACACGGGCTCATGGGTTATCATTTCGCCAAGGAGCATCACATGATCAAGCAGACCGTTACGGCCGAGGACTTCGACGGAAACTCGCACACCCAGACGCTTTGGTTTCATCTCAACAAGACTGACGTTCTCGCCCTTCAGCGAAAGTTGCCCCGAGGGATCGAGGATACGATCGCCACGCTTGCGAACAAGAAGCGCGAGGACGTCACCGACGAGGATACGTGGACGCTGTACGATTTCTTCAAGCTTCTGATGGATTCCAGCTACGGACGCAAGTCGGCAGACGGTCTTCACTTCGAGAAGTCGGAGGAGATCCTTCACGAGTTCCAGTCCTCCATCTTCTATGACGAGTGCCTTCTCGGTCTTGTCCAGAAGGAGGAGAAGGCGATCGCGTTCTTCAACGGCATCTTCCCGAAGACGCTGATCGACCAGGCCAAGGCGGAGCACCCCGAGCTCTTCTCCACCAACTAACTGTAAATCGAAAGGAACACATACATGTCTAGCAGCGTTCCGATTCGCGGAGCCCTTCCTGCGAACAGCAACCGTAAGCCCGTCGAGCGAGTTACGTCCAAACCGGCCATCGTCAAGGACCGTACAATTCAGCAGAAGGCGCGAGACGCGTTTCTCGGCGACGACGTGAAGAGTGTTGGCGACTTCCTCGTCTGGGACGTGGTTGTTCCGGCCGTAAAGAACACGATCTCGGACATGGTGACCACGGGCGTCAACCGTCTACTCTTCGGGGAGAACAGGACGCCTCTGAGCACCGCCAGGACGGATCACACGTCATATTCTCGAGTCTATCGGGATCGGGGTGACGCATCGTCCAGGAACCGGGGTTTCGTCAAGCCTGTAGGACAGTATGATTTCTCGAGGATCGTCATCCAGTCCCGCACCGAGGCTGAGGAGGTCCTGAACAACCTTGATCGGACGATCGAGGAGTACGACTTCGCCGCCGTCTCCGACTTCTACGATTACGTCGGTGTCAGCAAGGAGTACACTGACGACCGCTGGGGCTGGCGCGATCTTCGAGGCGCTAGCATCATGCGAGTCGCCGAGGGATACGTTATCAACCTGCCTCGTCCGGAGTCATTGTGAGAAAAGAAGCCCCCAAAGCCATCTCGTGGTTCATTGTCACCGTAGTCGTTCTCGCTGCGCTATGGGTGATGTGGATCTGTCCAGGAATCATCGCCAAGCTCATCATCACAGTCGCGGTAATCGCGTCCCTCTTGTCAGCACTAATGGAGGATTTCAAAGAATGAAAAACGTAGACTGGCTCTTCGTTCTGTTCTGGTTCTTGATCGCTTGTGCATATGGAGCGATCATCGTCGGGGCTCTGATGAACGGCTGGGTTCTGTTCCTGGTCCTTCTGGGCGTTCTGTCGGCTGTGGCTCTCGTTGGCGCAGGAGGCAAGTGATGGGGTTCAGCGCGTTCTGCATCGTCTCGCTCGTTCTGTTCGCCGCTCTCATGGAATGGACACTCAGATGAGTGTCTCGATTATCATCTTCGTCGTTCTCGTCGGAATCGTCTAGGCCTGCTACGATGATTTCCCCGACTGACTCGGTGGTGGACGATGTCCTCACAGCAACCGTCTCCGCCCTGGCGGTCCTCAAGATCGATGGGGCGGAGCGAGCGCTGGCATTTCAAACGCTGGCGTTCCTACATTATATGTCACCGAGGGTACGGTATTATGCGTCTATCACGAATGCGAGAGGCGCTGATCGGAATCAACCCGGATCGAACGGACTGGGTCAATACCGTTAACGCCCTCCCCGATTCTAGAATCGTATACTTATATCACTCCTACCGCGAAAGGAACTTCATCAAATGAGTTCGGCAATTCTGACCAGGGGGTTCGGCAAAGCCTCTCTCGTCGTTTCCAAGCACGCCCCGGCCATTCTCACGGCTATGGGAGTTGCGGCTTTCACCACCAGCACCGCACTGGCCGTCAAGGAATCCTTCACCCTCACTGGTGAGGTGTACGACGACCTTCTCGAGATCAGCGAGCTCAAGGAGACTCCTGAGCCGTCTGAAAAGGAGGCCCAGCAGGAACTTGCCGCCAGGCGCGCCAAGACTTACGGGCGATTCGTTCTCAAGGTGGCCAAGCACTACCGTCCTGCTTTGATCGCTGGCGCTATCGGTACCGTGAGCGTCGTTTCAGCGCACCGTCTGTCCGCCAAGCGTATCGCGGGGCTGACCATGGCGGTTGCTGCTGCTGACGAGTCTCTGCGCAAGTACAAGAGCGCCATCGAGAAGGCGTTCGGCGCCGAAGCAGTCCAGGAGGCCTTGAGCAAGAGTCGAGAGGCGATCCTGTCCGAGGCCGTCAAGGTCGACGAGGACGGCAATGAGAGCGTTGACGACAAGAGTGTCCTCGACCAGTACGGTATGTCGCAGTACGCCGTGGTGTTCGACGAGAACGCCTCTCTGTGGGAGCCGAACGAGGACTTCGACATCATGATGCTGAACGCTCAGGAGAAGTACCTGAACAACAAGCTCATGTGCGATGGCTACGTGCTTCTCAACGACGCGTACACTACTCTGGGTCTGCCCGCGACGTCTGCTGGAGCGGTCGTCGGATGGGTCTACAAGGGTGGTGAGGGAGACGGCTACATCTCCTTCGGGGACTTCGAGTCCGGCAATATCCGCCACTACGACGCCGCCAGGGGTCGTGAAGTTACTGATTTCTTCCTGGACTTCAACGTCGATGGCGTGATCTGGGACAAGATTGACGAGGTTTCTGTCCGATGAACACTAAGGTTACTATTGTTGCTGCTGCCGCGCTGGGGGCTGTCGCGGGCTTCGGCCTGGGATATTCTCTGGCGCGGCACAACGCCGCCCAGGAGAAAGATGAGCTTCAGAGCTCCCTCGAGTCGGCGCACAAGGACGTTGAGGTTTACGCGCAGCACGCGACCGAGTCCGCCAAGACCGTCGAGAAGCTCGAGGAGAAGAGTAAGCGTCTCGAGTACGAAAACGGTCGTATGTCCTACCAGGTTCAGCAGATGAACGAGGCGAAGCGCATCCGCAAGCTCGTCGAGGAGGACTACGCCAAGAACCCCGACATCATCGATGAACCGGTCGACATGGAGCACTCAAGCCAGGAGGCTTACGAGTCTGTTCCCGAGAGCAAGCGCATGGAGGTTCGGTACTACACGGTTGACGACGTCCTCTGCGATTCGAACAACGTCGTGATCGAGGATGTCAATGGATGGATCGGAGAGATGGGCGCCCAGAGCACTTTTGGGTATCTCACCACCTTCTACGTCTACAACTCCCACAAGGACCTGCAGATGAAGCTCGAGATCGTCGAGGATTCATACGAGCAGGATGTTCTTAGGAATATCGACGAATGAGCACTATCGAGGATCTTGAGAAGGAGCGGCAGGAGGAGCGTTATTTCGAAGTCCTCTACGACATTGTGGCCGCGGATCGCGAAGACCTCACGGACATGTCCTACAGGATGCTTCTGGGTGTCATGGACAGCGTGGAGTTCAAGGACACCCGCGGTATAGACGGCAATCGTATTCGGGACGCTCGAGAGCTTCGTGCTGATCTGATTGCCGAGAATGACCTAGATCATACATGCGTGCGTCCTTTCGAGAATGTGTCCTTGCTCGAGGTAATGATCGCCATTGCCGATCGCCTCGGGCAGATCGCAGGCGATGAGGACACGGCATTCTGGTTCTGGGAGATGGTCTCTAACCTGGTGCTTGACGGAATCGACGACACCGAGTTCTGGTCGGACCCGGAGAGCTACGAAGCCGAGATTCTCGATCGTGCCGACGATGTTATCAATGTCAACTACGACCGAGACGGTCTGGGCGGCCTGTTCCTTCTCAGAGAGGGGGTGGCGCCTCAGGATATGCGAGACACTGAGCTGTGGTACCAGATGCAGTACTACGCTAACGAGGTGTCTCCCTTGTGAGGAGAACACATGAGCTTTTTCAAAGTGACGGAGTACGAGGACCATAAGACCAAGGTTCACAAAGTCCGTCCTTCATATCGCAACACGTGCCCCGACGACCTGATCATTCGTGGAGGCGCTTTCTACGCGGTATATTTGCCCGAAAAGGGTTTGTGGTCCACCGAGGAATTCGATCTCGTGCATCTGGTCGACAAGACGCTCGAGTCGTATTCCTCCGAGCACGGAAACCCGAAGGTGATGAAGCTCGAGGACCAGGACAGCGGGCAGTACAAGTTGTTCAAGTCCTGGTTGCGCAACATGCCGGACAACCCCCGCGCTATGGACCGCAATATCCTGTTCCGTTCTTCCCCGAAACGCAAGGAGGACTACGCCACCAAGCGTCTGTCCTACGATCCTGTCGCGGGAGACTGCAGCTCCTACGACAGACTCATGGGAACACTCTTCGAGCCTCCAGAGAGGCAGAAGCTGGAGTGGGCCACTGGTTCCATCCTCGCGGGGGACAGCAAGAAGATTCAGAAATTCTTCGTCCTGTACGGTCGAGGCGGCGTCGGTAAATCCACGTTCTTCCGGATTCTCAACATGCTGTTCGAGGATTATGCGGGAACATTCCAGGCAAAAGCCCTTGGGCAGGCGCAGAACCGTTTCGCCCTCGAACCTCTCAAGTCGAATCCGTTGTTGGCGATCGACGATGACGGCGACTTGAGTAAGATCGAGGACAACACTCGTCTCAATCAGATCGTCTCTCACGAGAGGCAGATCATGGATGAGAAGGGCAAGGGTCTGTATGAGATCGCGTTCGACACCATGCTCTTCGTCGGAACGAACTCGCCGGTGAAGATCACAGATGCGAAATCCGGGGTTATTCGTCGCCTGATCGACGTCCGTCCTTCAGGGTATCGGCTACCCAGAAGCCAGTACGAGCTTTGCATGCAGGAGATATCCGAGACAATTCCGCATATAGCGGAGCACTGCCTCGAGGTGTATCGAACTTTGGGTCCGTGGGCGTACGACGCCTACGAGCCCATTGCTATGCGCAGCAGAACGGAACCCCTCTTCAACTTCGCATTGGAGATGGAGGACGAGCTGGACCAACCGGACGGAATAACGCTTAAGCGGGCGTATTCGATGTATAAACAGTACTGCGACATGGCGAACATCGAGTATAAGATGCCGATGTACGTCTTCCGTGAATCGTTGAAGGACTTCTACGACACGTTCATAGATCGAGATCAACGGAGCGGAATGAATCGCCGATCAGTGTACTACGGGTTCGACCATGATTCCCTCCGAGACAAGGACGGAATCGTTCAGGAAAAACCAGAACCGTGGTTGAAACTGGATGATGGGGACTCATACCTTGACGAGCGGTACTCGGATAGACCGGCGCAGTACGCCACCCCTGACGGCCATCCCGGAAAGCCCTGGGATGACGTCACAAAAACTCTGAAGGAACTCGACACAAGGAGCGAGCACTTTGTCCGTCCACCGGTCAACGAGGTCGTCATCGATTTCGATCTCTCTGAAGGGGGATCCAAGTCTCTTGGGCGCAATATTGCAGCCGCAGCTCAGTGGCCTCCTACATACGCTGAGCTCTCACGAAGCGGAGGAGGTATCCACCTCCATTACATTTACGATGGAGACACCGACAGACTCCGCAATTTCATTGAAGACGGAATCGAGTGCAAAGTCTATCGAGGAAAGTCAGCACTCCGCAGGCGTCTTACCAAATGCGGAGGACGACCGACTCTTGCGCGACTTTCCGAAGGGGACCTCCCTCTCAAAGAGGAACCTGTGATCTCGGACACCCGCATGAATAGCGAGAAGGCTCTGCGCCAACTCATTCTGCGCAACCTTCGCAAGGAGATTCATCCCGGCACCAAGCCGAGCGTGGATTTCATTCGCAAGATCCTGGACGACGCGTATTCGTCAGACTTGTCGTATGACATATCGGACATGCGCAACCAGGTCATGGCGTTCGCAGCATCCAGTACCCATCACGGGGCGTACTGCCTCGAGCAGGTGGCGAAGATGCACTTCCAGTCCGAGAATGACGAGGAATCCGAGAACCCGCCTGTGTCGGACGGAGATCTCATCTTCTTCGACTGCGAGGTCTTTCCCAACCTCTTCCTCCTAAATTGGAAGGTCCAGGGCAACGAGAAGGTTGTCCGAATGATCAATCCGGACCCGGAGGAAATAGAGGCGCTATGCCGGAATCGTCTTGTCGGTTTCAATAACCGAAGATACGACAATCACATCCTCTACGCACGAATCATCGGATATTCGAACTACGAGCTCTACAAGCTCTCGAAGAGGATCATTGAGTCCCACGTCAATGCCGGCTTCGTCGAGGCGTACAATATCTCCTACACGGATGTGTACGACTTCGCGGCGAAGAAGCAGTCCTTGAAGAAGTGGGAGATCGAGCTCGGTCTCAAGCACGATGAGCTCGGTTTCGACTGGGACGAACCGGTGCCCGAGGAGCACTGGTCACGCGTTAGCGAGTACTGTGATAACGACGTCATATCCACGGAGAAGGTGTTCGAGCATCTCCACGAGGATTGGGTCGCACGTCAGGTTCTCGCCAAGGTAGCCGGGCTTACGCCGAATCACTCGACTAATGCCATTACGACCCGAATCATCTTCGGGAAGGAGAAGCACCCGCAGCTGGTCTACACGGACTTGAGCGAGATGTTCCCCGGATACAAGTACGAATACGGCAAGTCCACGTACAAGGGCGTGGAAGTCGGCGAAGGAGGTTACGTCTATGCTGAGCCTGGTATTCATCGCGATGTTGCTCTTCTGGATGTTGCATCACTGCATCCTACGTCCATTGAGCAACTCAATCTGTTCGGCGAGTACACGTCGCGCTTTTCGGAGATCAAGAAGGCTAGGATCGCCGTCAAACATGGCGATACGGCATCCGCTGCTAGTCTTCTTGGGGGTGCTCTTGGTCCGTACCTGGGATCGAAAGAAGAGCTCTCAGCCCTCGCATATGCCCTCAAGATCGCCATCAACAGCGTCTACGGACTCACGGCTGCCAAGTTCGACAATCCCTTTCGGGACCCCCGTAACGTCGACAACATCGTCGCGAAACGCGGGGCCCTATTCATGGTTGATCTGAAGGAAGCTGTGCAGGAGCGAGGATTGACGGTCGCGCATATCAAAACCGATTCGATCAAGATTCCTAACGCAACTCCCGAAGACATCCAGTTCGTCATGGACTTCGGCAAGAAGTACGGATACGACTTCGAGCATGAGGCGACATACGACCGCATGTGCCTTGTGAACGATGCAGTGTATATCGCGCATGACGAATCGGGATGGCACGCAACCGGCAAGCAATTCCAGGAGCCCTATGTCTACAAGAAGCTGTTCACCCGAGAGCCCATTGAGTTCAACGACTATATCCAGGCCAAGTCGGTTACAAGCCGGATGTATCTCGCACCCGATAGTGACGACATCGTGCCGGAGGATCTCAAATTCATTGGTCGTGTGGGAACGTTCGTTCCGGTCATCGAAGGAGGCGGAAGACTTCTACGTGAAACGCGCAGAAAGGACTCTGACGGCCAAGACGTCATATCCTACGGAGCGGTCGCGGGAACCAAGGGGTACCTCTGGATGGAGTCAGGGGACGCTCTTCTGACCGGGGCGCGAATCGACCAGCGATATTATGACAAGTTGGCCGAGGACGCCTTGGATCAGATCCGAAAGTACGGCGACGAAGAGATCTTCCGAGCCGTCTGACATTCGACAGTGGGGTCTTCATCGCGAGCTCGACAAAGCTTATAATGGAGACCCCACTATCGAAAGGAAATACCATGAATAAGAAGCTCGTCAAGATCGCTGTTGCCGCGGTTGTCGCCGGTGCCGTCACAGGCATCTGCCAGGCCGCGTACGACGCGAAGGACAACGAGACCGATCAGGAGAAGTGACTCTGAATCCGTATCCGTGAACAGCGGGTATGGATTATCTTTTCGGGAGAGAGGAACACATGGAGACTTTCACACAACGTCTGGATGCCGAGGAGGCGGCGATTCTGCAGGACCATGTTCTAGGTATTCTGCCCAAGACGAAGGAGACGCATCTCGGCCTTTTGACCACCCTTGACGAGGAGGTTCCAGAGGTCTACAGCGACTTCGAGGACACTATGCTCACCGTGATGCGCAGGGAGATCTCACGCGTCACGGATTGGCTCAAGAACTACTGATGGGAGAACACACCATGGCCAACTACATTATTCGCAACGCACGCCTTCTGTTCCGAAACTTCTCAGGGGCCCCGAACAAGTTCGGTAACACGGACAGGACATTCTGCGTCATTCTTCCCCCCGACAAGGAGGGTGCGTTCCGGGAGGAGGGCTTCAACGTCAAGACTCTCAAACCCCGTGACGAGGAAGAAGAGCCCACGCCCTTCGTCCAGGTCAAGGTTCGTTACGGGTACCGCCCGCCTAAGGTCACTCTGATCGCCGGCGGCGCAAGAAACCCATTGACCGAGGGCACGGTCGGTCAGCTGGACTTCGCGGACATCGAGCAAGCAGACTTGAGTATTCGTCCGTACCACGGTCGGACTCGAGCGGGCATTGAGTTCTGCACGGCGTACCTCGACAAGGCGTATATCACGATCGCCACGGATGAGCTTGATGCGATTTACAACCCGCCTGTTCCCGAGGAAGAGGAGCCGCCGGAGGAGTGGCGCTGATGATCTGCAAGAAGGACACAGGGGACGGTATCAGCTTCTGGACGGCGGTCACGGCCAGCCGAGTTGTTCTTCCGAATGGAGGGGAGGCTGAGCGAATGACCTATGAGCCGACGGCATGGTGGCTCCTCAATGGGGATGACGAGTACTGGATCTACACCGCTGAGGAAATCGGTCGTGTCGTGTTCACTCCTGGCTCTCGGATGGTGGCATATCCTGTGGGGCAGCCCTATGCGATCTGCGACAAGTCAGATTACGAGTACGAGCTCAAGGAGGATACTATCATCATCAAGGAGCGGGTCGGCCGGTTCGAGTCCACCGCCTTTGGAAAGAAACGAACAATGTCCTCGAATAACGTCTCGCATCCGTCGCATTATGCCGATGGCTGGAGCAACGGCGCAGAGGTGATCGACCTCACCGAGCATCTCTCGTTCTGCGCGGGAAACGTCGTGAAGTACGTCTGCCGTGCCGGACGCAAGGATCCTGACAAATACGTCGAGGATCTGGAGAAGGCTCGGTGGTATCTCGATCGAGAGATCGCAAGAGTGAGGAATGACTGATGCGGTACCCGTCAACGAAGAACCTCGCCGGGTACTATCGGACTCGAGCGGGGGCGGTCGTGGAAGCCGAGAAGCGGAACGACATGTGGACCGTGCACATCGGATCTCGTGACGTCGTGATCATCAGCGACGACGCGTTCTACTTGCTGTTCTCGGGCATCGTCTGAGACGGCACTCGAACCCGGGGGTCCTCCGGAGACATTGGGCCCCCGGGTTTACGCAACATCAACTTTTTGTATTACTACAAAGATTGGAACACACCATGACTTACGACGAGATTCTTGAGCGGGTCCAGTACTCGATATCTCAGGCCCAGCGAATGGGCGCGTATTGGTCGGCCACCCTTGACACCGCTCATTTCACGCATGACGTGATTTCAAAGATGGCTCGAGACTCCATGGAGTGCAAGAACCACATTCGGGCCCTTGACAGCCTCGAGGAGGATGCTCAGAACCTTCCGCTTCTCGTGGAGGATACCGACGTCTCGGACCTTCTCGCGCTCGTATTCCAGACCAGGGACGTCTGGAGCTCCATTCGCGTCACTTTGAAGAAGACCCTGAGGGAGACGATCTGAGATGGACCGCATTCGAGTTATCGTCGAGTGGACTCGCATCACCTCCCGTTTCTGGAAGTTGTACGTCGATCCCTGGAATGAGGACCAGACGTTCCTGCGCAACGACTATCGCACAGCCCACGCATATCTCGAGGAGCTGAAGTCACTCCCCGTTACTCCGGCTCTGATCACAGCCCAGGAGGAGCTCCAGACACTTCTCCACAATCTCGATTGGAAGGTCTCATGATTCTCCGCACCCGTGTCAAGGATGCACCCGACATCGTGGACGAGATCACCGGACCCGTTACCGTCCTGGACGGTGAGTGGTGCATTCCGGTGGCGTACCCTAACATGTTCCTCGAAGGCGACATTATAGAAGACGTGGTCCACTACAGCGATAAGCGATGGACCATCACGGAGACCGAGGACGAGATCGAAGCCGTCTGGAAGCACGACCGTACAGGGGGAGCACGCTGATGAAGACCATCGTATTTCACTTGACTCACACGGATCACAACGGTAACTTGCATACCGAGACTCGACACTGGCAGGAGCGTGAGCACAGCGTTCAGAAACTCCTGGACATCATGCTCCGCAAGCACCGTCTGCACCGCCCTCGCCTGGTCAACAAGCGCTATGAGCTCGACCGCACTGTCTACCATTACCACGCGGAGCTCTAGGATGACTGAACGGTGGATCGAGTCCACGTACTACGAGAATACCGAGGTGAGCGATCTCGGAAATATCCGACGGACCTCGGACAAGACTCCCCGCAAACACCCTATGCGGATTCGCAATCGCGCAACGACCGCTGAGCCTTGCGTAACGCTGCACCCCATCGGCGCTAAGACTCCCGCGGGTGGTAAAGCCTGGCGCACCGTCCCCCTGCGACGAATCGTATGGGAGACATTTCACGGCGAGAAGCTTCCGCGAGGAAAGTTCGTCAAATCCTTGAACGGGGATATTGAGGACTGCCGGCTGTCGAATCTCTTCGTCACGTCGCCCCATGAGGTCAAGCGATCCAAGCTCGAGCCCTGGACCATGACCGAGGACTATCGGCAATGCTATGAATGGTTCACTCATTGCGTGAGTCTTAATGGTGAGGTCCGTAAGATATCCGACGGTTTTATGTACAAGTGGGGGACCACCGGGCAGAATCGAAGGACACCTTATGTCACTCTGTGCAGGGAGGGTAAGCGGGTCCACGTCGGCGTTGCCAGACTCATGGCGGACGCCTGGATCCGCCCACTGGAGAAGGGGGAAAGGGTTGTTCTGGACGATCCCTATGCCCCCCTTGCCCTCGAAAACATCCGGATCATGAATCTCGAAGACGCCATGATCCACACGCGAGGCATAGGCCTTGCCAGGGCAATGGGGTACTCGGCGGCGAGTTTCGAGAAGACCCCTGAGAAGCGCAAGTACGAAGCGGCTAAGGCGATTGGAGCAGTCAGTGAGTGGGATGAATACATTTTCGGTTGACGAGTACCTGAGCGGGGCGATCGACGAGACGGTCATCGTGCACCGACCGACCGGGCGCCTGTGCTGGGAACATACCACCTGGAGCTGGGGATGGTGCTCCGATCTCGACCGGTACGTCTTGACGATCTGGGACTCGAAAGACGTCTCGGTTATCGGGGTGCAACTGTTCGAGAAGGGAAAGCACATCTTCGAGCGCTATGCCGATCCCTCAGTGATCGTGACTGCGATTTGAGCGGCCGCGTATGGGCTCCCGTGGGCGATGGAAACCGCGTCGAAGTATCGGTCGACGGTGTCTGTCGCACTCGGAACGAGCGATACTACTACCGGGCCTTCGAGAAGGACAACGGTTATCTGGTGGTCAACCTCCCCACCTTGAGCGGGAGTAGGACGTACTACCTGCACCGCGTGGTCTGGGAGGCGTTCAGAGGCCCCCTGAGCCCTGATGAGCACGTATACCACATCAATGGCGACAAGCGGGATAATCGCCTGGACAACCTCGCCGTACGCTCCCGTTCAGATGGCGTACGGCAATCCTGGGCCGATCGGAAGGAGGCTTGGACGCAGATGGCTCTTGAACTGGACTCATGGGCGTGATGCTCTGGAGTCACCAGCAAGAGGCCTTGCAGAAGATGACCGACGGGTGCATCCTGAAGGGCGGAGTGGGTTCCGGGAAGTCTCTTACGGCTCTGGCGTATATCGTCGAGTCGTATGAGACCCCCCGGTCCACTTCGCCCTCCGGGGCACCCGCCATGGTTTATATAATTTGCACGGCTAAGAAGAGGAACGACCGCGAATGGCACGACGAGGTTGTTCGTATGGGTCTTGAGGAGAGGGGGTACAGTGTTGTCATAGACTCCTGGAACAATATAGCCAAGTACAAGGGCGTGAGGAAGGCATTCTTCATCTTCGACGAGGCTCGTGGAGGCGGTCAGGGTGCTTGGGGGAGGGCGTTCATCAAGATAGCCCGCCAGAACCGCTGGATCCTCCTGAGCGCTACGCCCGGGGACGACTGGATGGACTACCTCAACGTGTTTCTCGCGCACGGATTCTACCGCAACAAGACCGATTTCGTGGAGCAGCACGTCGAGTGGGACCGTTTCGCGAAGTACCCGAAGGTGAAGCGTTGGCACAACCAGGGAAAGCTCCAGGGTTTAAAGCGCCTCGTGACCGTTTCGATGCCCGATAAGCGTCACACGCGCCGAATTGTCGAGTGGGTGGATGTACCTTATGACAAAATGGCGTTCAAGACCTTGATGAGGGACCGTTTCGATCCTTGGAAGATGGAGCCCATCGAGGATGCCGGAGCCCTGTGCTATGCAGCCAGGCGCATGGTGAACGACAACGAGGCTCGTATGGAACGCGTGAGAGCCATTCTGAGACGTTTTAAGCGAGTGATCGTATTCTACTCCTTCGACTACGAGTTAGAGCTTCTACGTGGCTTACACGGCCTCTCAGGGGTATCTGTGAGGGAGTACAACGGGCACAAGCACGAGACCTTGCCGGAAGGGGCGTCATGGGCGTACTTGGTGAACTACGCGTCGGGTGCCGAGGGATGGAATTGCGTGACGACGGACTGCATGATCTTCTTCAGTCTGTCGTATTCATGGCGCCAGACGCAGCAGTGCATGGGGCGAATCGACCGTATGAACACCCCGTACACGAACTTGAGGTACTGGTTTCTCTACACGCAGAGTGACATAGATCTCGCTATCCGACGTGCTCAGGGGCGAAAAGAGGCCTTCAACGAGAAATCTTGGGCCCTTAGCCGGCCCTGATCAGCCAATAGCAAAATGGCTGCTCCCCTCCAGAGCCAAACAAAAAATGGCTCTGGAGGGGGGCAGCCACCGCTCGACAGGTTTTGGCTCGACAGGTTTTGGCTGTTTTTTGGCCTTCCAGCCAGTTTCGTGACTCCGATTTCAGATTTGGCTGGTGGACTTTTCGTTGGAATCACGCGGTTTTGTACCCCCTAGAAGCCAAATCCTTACTTCATACCACTTAGAAAATAAATAATAAAAAGAGAGAGAGAAATATAGAAAATTATAGCGGTATAGGGAAAGTACTGGATTTGGCTAGAATCGTTTACTCCTGTCACACCAGTCACAAATAGTCACACCAGTTACAGGTTTCGCCACAGTTTTAACACCAGTAACATCTGTAACATGTTCGGCTCTTACGCGCTTCGACCCTCCCGATCCAGGACCTTCCATACCCACCATATCGCCCACTCAACATGCATTATAATGAAGGAGGATCATCTCCTATCGATTTACTGGAGCCACCCAATGCTCGAACGAGACTTCCAGGCCAAGCTCATCAAGGAGATCAAGAACCGGCTTCCGGGCAGTATGGTTTTGAAGAACGACCCGAACTACAAGCAGGGTGTTCCCGATCTCCTCGTCCTCCATCGAGACCGATGGGCCGCCCTCGAGGTGAAGGCCTCTCCCAAGGCCAAGCACCGTCCGAACCAGGATTGGTACGTATCCAAGATGGACGACATGGCCTACGCCGCGTTCATCGATCCATCTAACAAGGAGCACATCCTAGATGAAGTTCAACGATCACTCGAGGCTTGAGGGCGCGCACGCATTTCTGAGCGCCAGCAAGTACCACTGGGTGAATTATGACGATGCCCAGTTGATCGAGTCCTACCGCACGTCTCAGGCAGCAGCAATCGGGACCCGCCTTCACGCAATGGCCGCCGAACACATTCGCCTCGGTATGCGCATGCCCCGCAACAAGGTGACGTTCAACGCCTACGTGAACGATGCAATCGGGTATCGCATGACTCCCGAGCAAGTTCTTTACTATTCCCCGAACGTCTACGGGACTGCTGACGCCATCCGCTTCTACGAGGGCTCTCGATTTCTCAGGATCCACGATCTGAAGACGGGAACGACTCGGGTAAGCATGACCCAGCTCAAGATCTACGCGGCCATCTTCTGCCTGGAGTATGACGTACGTCCTGGCGATATTTCGGCAGAGCTGCGGATCTACCAGAACGACGAGGTGATGATCGAAGAGCCCGATGTTGATGAGCTCGGGCATATCATCGACAAGATCGTTCACTTCAATAAACTTATCGAAGACATCAAGCTCGAAGACGCCTGAGGGCTAGAGCAGGAGGTTCAATGCTTCCGGACGATATTCTCGTTCACTACGGCACCCCCCGCCATTCTGGACGGTACCCCTGGGGTTCGGGTAAGGACCCCTACCAGAGCGCTAAAGGCTTCTTCGCCGAGAGGCAGCGCCTTCGCGACCAGGGGATGAGCGACACCGATATTGCTCGAGCCTGGGGGATGTCCACCACTGAGTTCCGAGCCATTGGTATGCACCTCGGCGAGGAGAAGCGGGCGGGAGACATTTCGCGAGCTGTCCGCATGAAGCAGGCCGGACTTCCGAACACGGTCATCGCCGAGAAGATGGGGATCAATGAATCCTCCGTTCGGAACCTCCTTTCCAAGGACACTCGTGAGATCAAATCCAACGTCAACAGGACTGCGGACATTCTGGCTGAGCAGGCCAAGAAGCACAAGTACATCGAGTACGGTGCCGGCGTTGAGCTCAACATGGGATGCTCGGACGCGACGCTTCGTACGGCGGTGGAGGTCCTCAAACAGCGCGGGTACGTCACCAACGAGGTTTATATCAAGCAGGCCGGTAGCGACAAGTTCACCACGCTAAAGGTCCTCTCGCCTCCTGGGACGAAGCGCTCCGATCTGATGGCCAACCGTGACAAGATCCGGACTCCCGGAATCGCCGCGGACCTGGATGGCGCATTCACCACCGGGATCAAGAAGCCTTCGTCCATTTCGTCCAAGCGGGTCAAAGTTCGCTACGACGAGGACGGAGGCACGGACATGGACGGTGTCATTCAGATTCGCCGCGGGGTGAAGGACCTATCGCTCGGCAACAGCACCTACGCCCAGGTTCGAATTGCCGTGGACGGCACCCATTACCTCAAAGGCATGGCAATGTACAGCGATGACATGCCCACAGGTGTGGACGTAGTCTTCAACACGAACAAGAAGAAGGGCACCCCGAAGCTCGGCCCAAAGGACAACACCGTCCTGAAACCGATGAAGAAGGATCCCGACAATCCGTTCGGAGCCACCATCCGCAAGCAGCTGTACTTCAAAGGCAAGGACGGCAAGCAGAAGCTGTCGGCGATCAACATCGTCAACGACGAGGGAACCTGGGATAAGTGGAGCCAGTCTCTCGCTTCCCAGTTCCTGTCGAAGCAGTCCCCCTTTCTCGCCAAGAAGCAGCTCGCCAAAGTGCGGGAGTCGAAGCAGAAGCAGTATGACGACATCATGAAGCTGACGAACCCGAGTCTTCGAAAGAAGCTGCTCATTTCGCTGGCTGATGATTGCGACTCAGCGTCTGTCCACCTCAAGGCCAAGGCACTCCCCGGTCAGAGTTCGCAGGTCATTCTTCCTCTTCCCCACATGAAGAAGAACGAGATCTACGCGCCGAACTATCGGGACGGCGAGGTCGTATCGCTCGTTCGATATCCGCATGGCGGTACTTTCGAGATTCCCCAGCTCGTCGTCAACAACCGCAACAAGAAGGCTCGCCGCATCCTCGGGCAGGTGACTGACGCTGTCGGTATTCACCCCAGTGTTGCAGAGAGACTCAGCGGTGCTGACTTCGACGGAGACAGCGTGGTGGTCATTCCACATCGCGGCAAGACCAGGATCAAAGCCACCAAACCGTTGAAAGGCCTCGAGGGCTTCGATCCGAAACGGGCGTATCCGAAGTACGACGGAATGAAAGTCATGTCCGATACCCAGACTCAGATGGGGAAGATCAGTAATCTTATCACCGACATGACTATCAAGGGCGCCAGTGAGCAGGAGCTTGCCCGGGCTGTTCGCCACTCCATGGTCGTTATCGACGCGGAGAAGCACCAGCTCAACTATAAGCAGTCCGAGCGTGACAACGGCATTGCCGCCCTCAAGAAGAAGTATCAATCCGGCGGAGCATCCACCCTTATCTCGAGGGCCAGCGGCGAGAAGCGCATACCCAAGCGCAGGGGCCGCTCTGCCCGAGAGGGTGGAGGTATTGACCCGAAGACCGGCAAGAAGGTGTGGGTCGAAACCGGCGAGAGCTATATCGATTCCCGGGGCAAGAAGGTGCTGCGCACCGAGAAAGCCCCCCGCATGGCTCTGACCGATGACGCCTACTCTCTGTCTTCGGGAACCCGGATGGAAAACCTATACGCCGAGCACGCCAACTCGCTCAAGGCCCTGGCCAACAAAGCGAGGAGGGAGGCCGTGTCGCAGCCCCGGGTCAAGAAGAATCCCCAGGCTGCCCGGCGTTATTCTCGAGAGGTGGCTGAACTCAAGGCCCAGATCAATGTGGCCCGTAAAGCCAAGCCCCTGGAGCGACAGGCCCAGGTTATTGCCAACGGCGTGGTCGATGCCAAGGTGCGTTCAAATCCCGACATGTCTTATAAGGACCGGGCCAAAGTAACGGCCATGGCATTAAAGACCGCCCGTCAAAGACTGGGGTACGATAGAAACGCCACCCGTATCCGCCCCACCCCCCTCCAGTACCGGGCCATCCAGGAGGGTGCTGTGTCGCAGTCGATGATTGACCAAATTCTCGAAAGCGCAGATTTGGATCACCTCAAATCCTTGGCCATGCCCAAGCAGACCCAGCCCCTTACGAGGCGCCAGGCGAATCGCATTTCTATTTACAGAAAGAACGGTTCGACCGTCGCTGAGATCGCCGATGCACTTGGCATCAGTCCTGCTAGAGTTCGAGAGTATCTTTCGGGTACTGCTACAGTGGTCTAGCCACAGGACTCTACACACGAAGCTTCTCTGAGCTTGCGTTCCGTTGTTTCCTGATTCCGCAGAGAAGCTCACTCCGGCCTTCACTCTATATGGGTTCTCTGAGAAGGCCTTCTGCACGGGGCCTCTATGGCGTCCCCTACACAAGGGGTTCTCTGTAGGGGCCCTGTGCATACCTGTTCGTACACACTATTACAGCAGAGGTGGTGCACCCTTACCATGCAGGCTGCTAGGCTCACTACACTGGACAACCCTTACGATCCATTCGATTCGTTCTATCAATGGTATGAGTGGGACGAGGCACATGGGTACCACACCACCTCCTACCTGGGTAGGGTGGCATGGACTAGTGACGAACTGTCTGAAGCTGATGAAGTTCTTGCAACGAATCAAGCGATCGACGAGATCATCGAGCTCGATTTGACTGGAAACTACAAAAAGGTTGAATCGAGAGAAAGCTGAAAGTTCGAATCTTTCTATTTCTATTTTCAGCCAAACGGGGGGAGAGGGGCCGTGCGATCGACACCCCCTGGGCTTCGGCCGTCCACCTCATATTTGACCCGGAGGGGTATATTCGGTCGGGATTCGGACCAGGCCGCGCGATTCGCACTCGACGCGTTTTCTTGTGTGTTCCTTTCCGCGTCGGGAGGGGTTGCTCGAGTCGCGTGGTCTGACCTGAATCTCGGTCGAACTCCACAACAACATATTGTCGAAGGGGTGAAACTCTATGCCGCGTAAGGCAAAGCCTATAGAAGTGCCGAAGAGGCCGCCCCGTTCCCCGGAGGAGGCCGAGGATCGCCTCATCTCCCTGGCCACCACAAGGGCTGAGATGATGCTGGCCGAGGGTACGGCGCCCCCTTCGGTCGTGATCCACTATCTCAAACTCGGCACCAGTCGCGAGAAGCTCGAACAAGAGCGACTTCGCGCCGAGAACAAAATGCTCAAGGCTAAAGCCGAGGCGCTCGAGGCTTCCGCTAGAGGCGAAGAGGCTTATGCGGAGGTACTTAGAGCGTTCCGTGCTTATTCTGGCGGTGGTGTCGGTGAGGACGTACTCTGAACTGATCGAGCTTCCCGACTGGGACTCGAGACTGCGCTACTTGCAGACTTTTTCGGATCCATACGCACGCACATTCGGCGAGGGACGCTACCTGAACCAGAGGTTCTATCACTCGCCGGAGTGGAAGAGGTCCCGAGACATCACAATCGCCCGAGACTTGGGTCGTGATCTGGGCATCGAGGGAATGGAGATCCAGGGAAAGCTCCTTGTCCATCATATGAATCCGATGAAGCCCGAGGATCTCATAGATTTCGATCCTGCGGTGCTCGATCCGGAATACCTCATAACCGTGTGCCACGATACGCACAATGCTATACACTACGGCTTCGCTCGAGAGAGTGAGCTGATCGAACGTCGAGAGGGCGACACCAAACTATGGTGAACAACTATCGAGACGAGCTCTTTCACTACGGCGTTCCGGGAATGAAGTGGGGGCGACGTAAGACCTACCAGAAGGTCGGTCAACAGACCATCGGCTCGAAGTCCACAGCGCAGATCATCGCCGATAAGCGGGCCGCGCTTCGCTCGGAAACCCAAGGCCGATTCGCCAAGGCGTCCGTCTCGTACTTCGCCAAAATGGCCGGAGTCCAGAGAGGTGCCGCCAACGCGAAGAAGCAGCACGACGCCAAAGTCGAGCGAGAGCGTAAGAAGAAAGAACGGGAGCGGATCCGTGCCGAGAAGGCCGCCGCTCGAGCAGCAAGAAAGGCGGCACGAGGCAATTGACCCGTTACAAGGACGAGCTGTTTCACTACAGCGCGAAACCCTCCGCTGCACAGCTCCTTCGCAAGAAGAAGCGCATTGCGTCAGAAGAGGACGCTCAGGCCGACGAAGAGAAGGTGCCTAAGAAGAAACTTTCCCGTCGTCAGATGCTCCTCCAGGCACTTCAGAAGAACCCGGCGAAGATCGGGACTGATGCGGATGAGCCCGAGGAGGACGAAGAAGATGAGCCGGAGCAGGACCTCTCGGTAAAGTCCAAGAGAAAGAAACTAGCTTCTAAGAGTGTGAAGGGCAAGCCCCGCTTCCCGCTCAATAAGGGTTCGCGCTGATGGCCGATGGGTCGATTCTCCAGACAATCAAGAAGATGCTCGGCCTCGAGGCATCGTATACGGCATTCGACGAAGAGCTCGTCTCGCACATCAATTCGGCGATCTTCGAGTCGGCCCAGCTCGGCCTGCCTCGGTTCTACATCACCGGCCCGACCTCGACGTGGGGCGAATGGCTCGGAGAGGACGAGTTCAAAATCGAGGCGGTAAAGTCGCTGATCTACGCACGTGTTAGACTCGACTTCGATCCGCCGAACAACTCGTACGTCACCGAGGCGTTTCATAAGCGGATCACTGAATTGCAGTGGCGTATCAACCAGGAGAAAGAATTCTCATGAGCAGCTCCATCTCTCGCCCCGAGGATGTCCTTGCGCACCACGGCGTCAAGGGTATGAAGTGGGGTATTCGCCGTTCTCGCAAGATCAGCGGCCTGAGTCAGACGGGCCCCAAGAAGCAGGAGGCCCGCAAGGCGTCGTCTCTGTCCGACGCAGAGCTTCAGCGTCTTGTGAACCGCGCTAACCTAGAGCGCCAGTACAACCAGGCTTACGGTCCTAAGCCTTCTCAGCGCAGCCGTCTTAAGAAGCAGCTCGCCTCGCTTCCGGGCGACATCGCCGTGAGCGCCATCCGTAACGTCGGCACGAAGTACGCCACCAATTATCTCGACAGCGCCGTATCCGCAGGAGCCAAGGCCTCCAAGAAGCGGAAGAAGAGGAGCTGAGCTCATAGATGCTCAGCAATACCGCAACACCGCGTTATTACGCTGAGTTCCGCGCTCGAGTCCTGTCTGGCGAGATACCAGTATGCCACGAAATCGAACTGGAGATGAATAGGATCGATGACCGTGTTCGTAATCCTAGTTTCTACTACGACGATCTTGCGGTCGAGGGTTTCATCCGCTTCTGCGAATCGGAGATGACTCTCACCGACGGTCAGGATCTGGTCCTTCTGGACTCGTTCAAGCTCTGGGCCGAGGAGATCTTCGGGTGGTGGTATTTCGTCGAGCGCTCGGTCTTCGTTCAGAACGAGAACGGTCGCGGAGGACATTTCGAGAAACGCAAAGTCAAGCAGCGCCTCATCAATAAGCAATACATCATCGTTGCTCGAGGCGGAGCCAAGTCTCTATATGAGACGCTGCTGCAAGCGTATTTTCTCACGATCGATACCACCACGACCACACAGATCACTACCGCTCCGACCATGAAACAGGCCGAGGAGGTCATGCAGCCTCTTCGGACCGCCATGACTCGGAGCAAGGGTCCGATGTTCTCGTTCCTGACCGACGGCGAGATTCGAAATACTTCGGGCTCCAAGGCTGATCGTCAGAAGCTCTGCTCCACCAAGAAAGGGATCCAGAACTTCATGACGAACAGCATCGTTGAGGTCCGCCCCATGTCCATCGACAAACTTCAGGGGCTCCGTCCCAAGCTCTGCACCGTAGACGAGTGGCTCTCCGGCGATATTCGAGAGGATGTCGTTGGCGCTCTTGAGCAGGGAGCATCCAAGGTCAACGACTGGCTTATTGTGGCTGTCTCCTCCGAGGGCACGGTTCGAAACGCCAGTGGTGACGACATCAAGATGGAGCTCCTCAAAATCCTTAAGGGCGAATACCGAGACGAGCACACATCCATATTCTACTACCGCCTCGACGACGTCAAAGAGGTTGGGAATCCGGACACGTGGCAGAAGGCTCAGCCGAACCTCGGCATGACCGTCACATACGACACGTATGCTCGAGACGTTGAGCGCGCCGAGAACGTTCCCTCGGTCAGGAATGATATTCTGGCCAAGAGGTTCGGTCTCCCCATGGAGGGATACACGTACTTCTTCACCTACGACGAGACGATTCCGCATAGGAAGCAGGATTTCTGGCAGTTGCCTTGTGCTATGGGTTGCGACCTATCTCGAGGCGACGACTTCACGGCATTCACGTTCCTGTTTCCCCTCAGCGGAGATCGTTTCGGCGTGAAGACTCGGTGCTACGTTTCCGAGAAATCCGTCCTGATGCTCCCCGCATCACTGCGACGCAAGTATCAGGAATTCCTCGACGAGGGCTCCCTTCAAGTCATGGACGGAACCGTCCTCGACATGATGGAAGTCTACGAGGATCTCGATCGCTATATTCTCGACCAGAATTACGACGTTCGAGCAATGGGTTTCGACCCGTACAACGCTCGAGCGTTCGTGGAGCGCTGGACTCGAGAGAATGGCGAATACGGAGTCGAGAAAGTCGTCCAGGGCGCTAAAACCGAATCCGTACCTCTCGGGGAGATCAAGAACATGGCGTTCAACCGTCTGCTCCTCTTCGATCAGGCGATCATGCAGTTCACCATGGGGAATTGCATCGCCCTGGAGGATACCAACGGCAACCGCAAGCTCTACAAGGATCGCAGAGAGCAGAAGATCGACTCCGTGTCGGCGCTACTCGACGCCTGGGTCGCATACAAAGTCCACCGAGAGATATTCGACTGAAAGGAGGCCGGCGGTGTCATTCGCGTCCAGGCTCAAGCACGCCTACAACGCGTTCACGAATCAGGACAGATCACCGGACTGGAATCTTGGTACTTCCTACGCCAGTCGACCCGATCTCCCTCTCAGCGTGTACAACATGGACTCATCCATTGTCAACACGCTTTACAACATAATCTCGATCGACGTGGCGGCTACTCCGATACGGCATATTCAGCTGGGCGAGAATGGTCGCTTCGAGTTCGAGAGAGCGTCGTCCCTCAACGATTGTCTCGAGTTCGCGCCGAACAAGGATCAGAGCGGGCGAGCCTTCGTTCAGGACATCGTTCATACGTGCTTCGAGTACGGCGCGGCGGCCGTGGTACCTGTTGACACGGACCTGAACCCGAGGGAATCGAACACCTTCGAGATCAAGTCCGTGCGCGTCGGCTACGTGACGCAGTGGTATCCGGATCACGTCAAGGTACGGCTCTACAACGATCGCAAAGGTGAGCGTGAAGAGCTGATTCTGCCGAAGAGGACTGTAGCCATCATTCAGAACCCGTTCTACGAGGTGATGAACAAGCCGAACTCCACTCTTCAGCGCTTGGCGCAGAAGCTCACTCTGCTGGATGTCGCGGACAAGAGGGCGTACTCGGGTAAGCTAGATATTATCATACAGCTGCCCTACACTATCAAGTCCGAGGGTCTGCAGAAGCGAGCCGACGCCAGACTGAACCAGATTTCGGATCAGCTCACCAAGTCGACGTATGGAATCGCCTACGCTGACGGTACCGAGAAGATAACACAGCTCAACCGTCCGGCCGAGAGCAATCTCCTGGCCCAGATCCAGTATCTGACCAAGGAGCTCTACGCTCGACTCGGCGTCACCGAGAACGTCTTCAACGGCACAGCCAAGGAAGAGGAACTCGCGCAGTACTGGAACCGAACTGTGGAACCGATGCTCGACGCAATTTCGATCGCGTTCACTCAGACGTTCCTCACCAAGACCGCCAGAACACAGGGACAGCGAGTCAAGTACTTGAAGGATCCATTCCGCCAGGTACCGCCGTCCAAGATGATCTCGGCGCTCGACACACTCCTTCGAGACGAGGTCATCTCGTCCAACGAAGGCCGTTCGTACCTGTCCCTTCCGCCCGCTCCTGATGATGGTGCGGACGCCCTGCAGAATGCGAACATCAACCCGTCCGCCAGCACGGCGCTGGACGCATTGCCGTCTCAGGCCACGCCGGCCCAGGACGAGTACGACACTGAACCTACGGACGGAGGTCAAAATGGCGTATGACTTCAGCGGGTACGCCACGAAGAACGACCTGACCTGCTCAGACGGTCGGATCATTCGCCGCGACGCCTTCCGTGACAACGACGGAGCCACCGTCCCGCTTGTGTGGCAGCACGGTCATAACGACCCTGCGAACGTCATTGGACACGCGAAGCTCGAGAATCGCAAGGACGGCGTGTACGCCTACTGCTCCTTCAACAAGACCGACGCGGCTGAGACTAGTCGCGAGCTGGTCGAGAACGGAGACGTGGACTCGCTGTCGATCTATGCCAACCGCCTGTCTCACTCAGGACCTAGCGTGACGCATGGAAACATCGTTGAGGTCTCGCTCGTGCTTTCGGGTGCGAACCCCGGGGCGCTCATCGACAATGTGGCCATTCAGCACTCCGACGGATCCTACGAGGACGCCGAGGATGAGGCCATCATCTACACCGGCACTACCCTCTCGCACTCGGATGAAGAACCCGAGGACGAAGAGGACACCGAAGAGGAAGAGGAGGCCGACGTGGCCGACGAGGAGTTCGACGTCAACGAGTTCGTTGACTCCCTCACCGACGAGCAGGTTGATACTCTGTACGATTTCATCCAGTCCCTCCAGGACGAGGATGATGACAACGACAACGACGAGGCCGAGCACGGTTTCGGCAAGGAGGATGTTCTGGTGCACTCCAACATCTTTGAGGGTTCGGACGAGCCGGTCTACGGCGAGGTTCTGTCCCACTCCCAGATTCAGGAGATCTTCGAGGACGCTGCCCGCCCGGGCATGACCCTCAAGACTTCGTTCCTGGCTCACGCTCAGGACTACGGCATCAAGGAGCCGGAGAAGCTGTTCCCCGACGCCACGCTGGTGGACGAGGAGCCCCAGCGCGTCATGCGCGAGAACAGCTGGGTCTCCAAGGTTCTCAACGGATGCAAGCACACGCCGTTCTCCAGGGTCAAGACCCAGTGGTCCGACCTGACCCCTGACGCTCTGCGCGCCAAGGGCTACGTGAAGGCCAGCCGCAAGAAGGACGTCGTCTACGAGGTGGCCAACCGCACCACCACCCCGACCACGATCTACAACAAGACTCGTATGGACCGCGACGACATCCTGGACATCACGTCCTTCGACGTTGTCGCCTGGATGAAGCAGAACCTGCGTCTCGCTCTCGACGAGGAGCTGGCTCGCGCTATCCTGATCGGTGATGGCCGCGACGTGTCTTCCCCGGACAAGATCAAGGAGGCCAACATCCGTCCGATCTGGAAGGATGACGAGCTCTTCGCTCACAAGGTCACCCTTGAGGCCTCCGCGGATCAGTACGCTGTTATTGACGCCGTTCGCCGTGCCAGGAAGAACTACAAGGGCTCCGGATCCCCGGTTCTCTACACCACCAACGAGTTCGTCTGCAACCTGCTCGAGCTCCGCGACAAGAACAACCGGTACGTCTTCCAGACCCCGCAGAACATCTCCACCAGTCTGAACGTCTCCGACCTGGTCGAGGTCGAGGTCATGGAGGGCGCCGAGCGTGAAGAGGGCGGCAAGCGCAAGCTGCTCGGCATCATCGTCAACCTGGCCGACTACACGCTTGGTGCCGACAAGGGCGGCGAGGTCAACTTCTTCGACGACTTCGACCTGGACATCAACCAGCAGAAGTACCTGCTGGAGACTCGTTGCTCCGGCGCGCTGACCAAGTACAAGAGCGCTCTGGTCATCGAGCAGAAGACGGCCTGATTCGTCAAAATGGCTAAGTTCTTCGGAAAGATCGGTTACGGCGAGTCCGTACAGGTCAAGCCCGGGGTTTGGCAGGACAAGATCACCGAGAGATCGTACTACGGCGACGTCACACGAATGATGAAGCAGTACGTCTCGACCGACAAGGTGATTCCGGATCTCCGCACGAACAATCAGATCCGCATTCTCGCGGACGCGTTCGCTCTGGAGAACTTCACGGCCATCAAGTACGTGGAATGGATGGGGGCTCGCTGGTCCGTCAGCAATGTCGAGGTCGCACGCCCCCGTCTAGTCCTCGACCTCGGAGGGGTGTACAATGGGCCGACTGCAACTCCATGAGTCTTTGGTTGGGGCCCTTGGCTCGGACCATGTGTACTACCAGCCACCGGAATCGGTCAAACTCGTCTACCCGTGCATCGTCTATCAGCGCAACAACGCTTCTCCGTATTACGCCGATAATGTGCTGTGGTGGAACTTGATCGGGTATCAGGTCACGGTCATCGATCGTGATCCGGATAGTCCCGTGAACGACAAGGTGGCCGCAATACCGACGGCTCGATTCAGCCGCTTCTTCGCGACTGAGGGCCTCAACCACAATGTGTTCACCATCTACGCTTAGGAGTATGCAGCATGACTGCCCTAACCTGGGACCAGGATGGCGCTCGCGTCTACGAGACCGGTGTTGACCACGGCGCTCTGTACGTCGTGGACGCTAGCACCGGCAAGTACGGCAAGGGCGTGGCCTGGAACGGTCTCACCAAGGTCACCGAGACCCCGTCAGGCGCCGACATCTCTGATGTCTACGCAGACAACATCAAGTACCTCTCCCTCCAGGCCGCCGAGACCTTCGAGGGCACCATCGAGGCTTACACGTTCCCCGACGAGTTCATGGCCTGTGATGGCACCGAGGCTGCCGAGGCCGGAGTCTACCTCGGTCAGCAGGCCCGTGCGAAGTTCGGTATCGCCTACCGGACCGTAAAGGGCAACGACACCAAGGGTAACGCTTTCGGCGAGAAGATCCACGTTCTCTATGGTCTGACCGCCCAGCCTTCTGAGCGCGCGTACAGCACGATCAACGACTCTCCTGAGGCCATCAGCTTCTCCTGGAGCGTCAAGTCGACTCCTGCCGCGGTCACCGGCCACAAGCCTGTTTCCGTCGTCACGCTCGACAGCACCGTGCTCACCAGCGCGAAGTACAAGGCCGCCACGGAGACGCTGTTCGGCAAGTCCGACGCCGAACCGAAGCTTCCCACACCGGACGAGCTCATCACCATCATCAAGACTGCGGACTGAGATACGCCTGCGCCCTCGGTCGATCGCAAAATCCCGAGGGCGCAGCGCCTCAATAGGAATGCACATGCTTACACTTCAGATCCACGGGGAGGAGAAGTACGACGATGTGCGCAATCTCTTCATTCCGGGAATCGTCACCGAGCTGAAGCTCGAACACAGTCTTCTGTCTCTGTCAAAATGGGAATCGATCTGGAAAGTTCCCTTCCTTGGTAATCGAGAGCGCACTGCCGAGCAGTCGCTCAGTTACATCGAGTGCATGACTATCGGACGTGTCAACCCTCTGGCGTACTCTCATCTCACACCAGAACACGCCCAGAAGGTTGCCGACTACATCAACGACCCGATGACCGCGACGACATTCCGAGATCACGGTCCGGGATCACGAGAGATCATCACTTCGGAACTGATCTACTACTGGATGGCTACTTTCTCCATTCCGTTCGAATGTGAGAAGTGGCATCTGAACCGCCTCATGACTCTGATCCGTGTCTGCGGCGAGAAGAACAAGGATCCTAAGAAGATGAGCCGGGCCGAGATAGCTCGTCAGAACCGTTCGCTTAATGCGGCCCGTAGAGCGAAGATGGGAAGCAAGGGATGATCACAGGAACCATCTCCGGGAAGTCCAACCCTGGGTCAACCGTCGTTGTGGATGTGGTTAACGGGTCTTCTACATCTCTCACCACGATCGATGGAAACATCAACATCCAGGCCGTGGGATCCGAGGGCGCTTACACCCGAATCTACGTCTACTACGCGGACAATACGAGCGCGAAGTACACCGGAACCCTCAGCGAGAAGCGACCGATTTCGTTCAATGCGACCAAGAACACCGGGGGTGGCGGAAACGGTAATGTTCTCATCCTGCCGGTCGGCGGTGAGGTTCCCTCGGGGACGCCGTCGAACACGGTGGTCGTGCGTAGGACCGTCTGATGGCCATGCGAATCCGTGGATCCGTACACAGCTCGGATCCGACGAAACCGCTCAGCTATACGGGTGCGTTCAAATCCGGCGACTGGGGGCTCCTCGTCGTGGCCGGGCAGTTCGGAACGCAGGGGGATGCCACGCCTGCGGGCTGGACCGGCATTTACGACACGGACAAGAAAGGCGAGAACTGGATTCGCTCGACCACAGTAGCGGTCCACAAGGCCCAGTGGGGGACCGAATTCCGCAACATCAACTGGGGGTCCAAGAACGCCGAGTATAAAGGACGCCAGTGCGCGTATCTCGTCGTGATTGACGGATCCACGATCGACAATATGGAGCTCGAGGCGATCCACAGTACCGAGAACGCCCAGCTTATAAGCGACGTCCCCTGCTTCGGCATCATGACGATGCATGCCTCAGCCGCCGAGGGTATCATTACTTTTCCCACCACTACGACTATTGTCACGAACGGCGCTTGGGGAAAGAAGACCGACGCGAGTTGGAGCTCGATCGCGGTTAATTACGCCACGACTCCTTTCACTGCGCCGGCAGGCGGAACCGTCGCCAAGAGTCGCACATTCGTCAAGGTCACGGAGCACGTCGAGCAGGCGACCGAAGACCCGACGATGGCTAACGGTACGCGAGTGGAGTACTTCGTCTGGTCCGGTACCGAGGCGATCTCGTGCGTTAGCATGAAAGCGATCCCTTACGGATCTCGCTCTGTCGAGGAGATGCTCAAGACCCCGAAGTTCTTCGTGGCCCATCGAGGTGGATCTGCATCCTGGCCGGAGCACACAGAACGTGCGTATTCGCAGTGTCCGATCTTCAAGTGCCACGGCCTTGAGATGAGTTGCGGACGGTCGAGCGACGGCGTGTGGTTCGGATGTCACGACCAGTCGCTTTCGCGGCTTGTTCCAGCGCTCACTAAGCCTGTAGACCAGTACACGTGGGCGGAGATCAAAGCGGCTGCTTCTCAGACCGAGAACATGCCAGCCAGACTCGACTGGTTGATCGAGCACTACATCGACACCCACGTTCTCGTGGTCGACCCGAAGTACAATACGGGAAAGTGGAAAGAATTCCTGGCGGTCTTCAAGGGACTGGAGAACAAGATCATCTTCAAGGCATACGGCGACACGCAATGGGCGTTCGACCCGATTCGAGCCAAAGGTGTGAAGACGTGGGGGTATGCTTACGCCGGCGACAAAGACAAAGCCTGGTATGCGAACTGGGCCGCGGGGAAGACCTGTGATGTTCTCAGCATGGAGTACACCGCGCCGCAGGATATCTGGACCGCGCTCAAAGCCTCGGGCAAACCGCTAGTCTCACACATTCCTACTGTTCCCGAATCCGTCAAAATGGGTTGGGACAAGGGGGCGGACGGTACGATCTGCTCAAACCCAAAGGCATGCATGCCTACGTGTGCATGAGAGGAGGATGGATTGACTGTAGCTTCGTACGCTGCTAGCTGTGCTAGATACTATGCTGATGACGCAAACATCGGATACAGTCAGCCTGAACGATGGACCTTCTACGACCAGTCCGACTGGGACGGTTGGTTCCACGGAATCGCAGCCAACGCGGATTGCTCGGCGCTTGTCGCGGGATGCTACAACCTGGCTGCCCACCACGAGTGGGGCGAGCCTTTCACCGCGGGATACTTCCCGAAGTCTACCTGGACCGGATCCCTTCGGGAGGAGTGCGCTCAGCGCAACTTCGCGGATATTTCGGACTCATGGAACGGTAACGAGCCTGACGGCGGCTTCGAGGTTGGCGACATCGTCCTGAGCGAGGCTGCTTCCGGAGGCCGTGGGCACGTGGCCATCGTGACCCAGACCGGCCCGACGGTTCTCGCAGAGGCCTGGATTGCAGAAGACGGTTCCATCGACGGCTACGCCGGTGACCAGACTGGTGGCGAGGTTCGCACGATCCTCTACAACGACCACCCGTACACCAACGGAGACGCCTGGACCCACTGCCTTCGCCGCAGGGACAACCACGTCTCCGTGGGCGACGGCACACGTTCTGCGAGCTCCAGCTCTTCGTCCTCGAACGATTCCAGTCCTTCAGCCACGAGCATCCAGGATGCAGTACTGCAGGCCGCCGACAATGTCGGTTGTCCGTGGTGGGCGGCTCTTGCCTGCTTGTGGATGGAGACCGGTTTCGAAGGGGCGAACATCTACGGAAACGACGCTGGTGGAGCCTGTTCCGGGTGGGGCGAGGTCACGAAGGAGAACTTCGAGAACGACTTCTGGCCCGTCGTTTCGAACTGGGGCACGTCCAACGGCGTCGGCCCTCTGCAGGTGACTTACAACGGCTACTTCATTCAGGATCCGAACCGTGCTTGGTGGGATCCGGTGAAGAGCGCGGAAGTCGGTTGCACAATTCTGCGCGATCTGATCGCTTACGAGGGCGATTCATACGAGGACCTTCGTAGAGTCGGGTCTCGTTACAACAGCGGAAATGCTTCAGGTGCTTACGACTCCTACGGCGTTCCGTTCTCGCAGCACTGTGAATGGTGGTACAATCACGGCCGTCCTTCAGGCGGCGGAGAGGAGTCATGGATGAGTGAGGGTGTCGACATTCTCAAGGAGATGAACGCTCGCCTGATCGAGATCTCGGACCAGACCGGTTCCGGCATCGCGGGTCGCCGTTTCGACGGCCCCCTGGTCGGTTGGTTCAAGACCGTGAGCGGCCAGCTCTCCACCCTGAACGACAAGGTCGACGCGCTGTCGGCCAAGCTCGACCAGAAGTGATCTGAGGAGGTCCAGCCATGCCCACGGGCAAGTTCAGCGGGCGTTTTCCCGCATGGTCCGTCGTTCAGGTGGACTGTCTCGACGGCGACACCTTCGTCAAGTTCGTGGACGGCACCGGGCGTCTGACCGGTCAGGTCGATTACCGCGAGAAGCCTTACGCTCGCGTTTGGTGTCACGTCGGCATGGCTGAGGCCTATCGTCTCGTTGCGCTCGACGCGTCCAGGGTCACAGATGTGTCTCTGGATGTGCCGGGCGCCAACGGCGGCGACACGAAAGAGCTCGAGCGACAGATAGACCTACTGGCCCAGGACGCTTCGCCGTTCGTCAAGGGGCACAGGTACTACAGCCCGGTCACCTACTTCTGGCCGGACTATTACAACGGCGCGACGTCAAAATGGAATAGAACTCTCGGATACGGCTCGTCCCTCGGCGTTGTTATCATGAACCGGAACAGCGGAGACTGGGAAACGTTCGACGCCGACTTCCAGAAGCAGGCGGCCAGAGCGCTTTCCGCCGGAGCTAAGCGCTGCGTCTTCTATGTCAAGACACAATACGGCGTTGCCGAGCTTCCGAAAGACGACCCTGCTCGCGCGGGAGTACCTGACGTTGACAAGTACACCCAGGACTACATCCTCCAGCAGATCGCCTGGGCGAAGAAGAACTATCCGAACGAATGCCAGGGGGTCTTCCTCGATGAGGTGGTCAACGGCTGGGGCGCACAGGCGCCCAGACTCGACTGGTACAGGCAGCTGTTCGAGAAAATTCGCGATCTTTACGGCAAGCAGTTTCTCATCGTCATCAACACCGGGTCGAACATCGCCGATGACTTCGTCAGCGCGGATTTCGACATCTGCATGTGTTTCGAGGAGAAGGCCGAGACCTACCTCAAGAACGATGCGGCGAAGCCTGTCATGACCGATAGGATGATGCAGGAGCCGGCCACTCGCTGGTGGCACGTTGTCCACGACGTCACCAAGGACAACTACCAGAAGGTCGTGAACCAGGCGGCGTCTCTCGACGTGGCGCACCTCTACATCACCGACGGCCAGCTCGTCAAGGGGGAAGGCGGTCAGTGGAAGCCTGAGGTGAATCCATATCAGAATCCCCCGAGTGAATGGCTTATGCCTCTCACGATCGCATGGGTCAACGGCTACCTGGACATCCTTAATCGGGTTATAGCTCTGGAGGCCAAGCAGAAGTGAGCGTCTCGCTCTCGCTCGACGGCAAGTTCGTCAAGACCGAGGCGTGGCTCACCAGGCTCAAAGAGCAGGAGTACCTCGACGTACTAAAGGACTGCGGTCAGCGGGGTGTGGATGCATTGAGCAATGCCACCCCCGTTGACACGGGCCTCACCTCGCAATCATGGACCTATAACATCGAGAAAGGGTCCGGTGTCGGCCGTATCGTGTGGTCGAACACTCACGTCGTCAACGGTGTCAACATCGCCGTGATTCTCCAGTACGGACATGGCACCGGAACAGGCGGCTATGTCCAGGGCAGGGATTATATTAATCCGGCCATGCAGCCCATATTCGACGAAATCGAGCAGAGAGTGCTCAAGGTGGTGAATTCCGTATGAGTACCATTGAAGATAAAGTCGTATCCCTGAAGTTCGACAACAAGCAGTTCCAGTCAGGAGTTGCGGAGTCTCTCCAGTCCGTTGAGAAACTCAACACGGGTTTGAAGATGGAGGGAGCCACCCAGGGTCTCGACAACGTCGCGAATTCCGCAAGGCGTCTGACATTCGGTGAGGCCATCAGCGGCGCCGGAAACCTGATCTCGAACATGAGCGTTCTCGGAGTATCCGGCATCGCAGCACTCGGAGGCATCGCGTCGAAAGCGGTCTCCGTCGGAGCGGATCTGATCAAGTCCCTCTCGATCGAACCGGCGCTCGACGGTTTTCAAGAGTACGAGATGCAGCTCAACTCGGTTCAGACGATTCTAGCCAACACGGCGAGCAAGGGTGAGGACATCAACAGCGTCAACGCCGCCCTGGACGAGCTGAACACATACGCGGACCAGACCATCTACAACTTCTCCGAGATGACTCGGAATATCGGCACCTTCACGGCAGCCGGTGTGGGTCTTAAGGACTCGGTGTCCGCCATTAAGGGTCTGAGCAACCTTGCGGCCGCTTCTGGCTCAACCAGCGCCCAGGCATCAACGGCCATGTATCAGCTCTCGCAGGCTATCGCTACCGGCACGGTTCGTCTTATGGACTGGAACTCGGTGGTCAACGCCGGAATGGGCGGTGAGCAGTTCCAAGAGGCCTTGAAGCGCACTGCTCGCGTTCACGGCGAGGCGGTGGATGAAGCCATCGCGAAAGAGGGGTCCTTCCGCGACTCCTTGCAGGACGGATGGCTCACGTCTGAGGTTATGCTCGAGACGTTGAGTCTTATGACTGGCGACTACTCCGAGGAAGCCATCCGCGCGATGGGCTATACCGAGGAGGAGACCCAGGCGATTATGGAGTTCGCGGAGACCGCCAAAGGTGCCGCAACCCATATCAAGACCTTCTCGCAGCTTGTTGGAACGGTCAAAGAGGAACTGGGCTCCGGGTGGGCCACCACTTGGCGAATCGTTCTTGGCGACTTCGAGGAAGCCGAGCAGCTTTGGACCAGTATCGGAAATGTCATCACGTCCAAGATCTCCGATATTTCCAGCGCCAGGAACAAAATGCTTCTGGAATGGAAGGAACTGGGCGGTAGAGACGAACTCCTGCGAGGCCTGAAGAACTCCTTCGAGGCACTGATCAAGCCCATTCAGGCCATTGGCAACGCCTTCGGTAGGGTGTTCTCCGGACCGTCGGCTCAGGGACTTTACAACGTCACGAAAGCCTTTGCGGACTTCACGGCCACGCTGGTCATGAATGATCGGACGATGGAGGTCATCACCTCAGCGTTCGAAGCTCTGTTCAGTGCCGCTAAGCTCGGTCTTGATATATTCGTCGACCTGGCGAAGATCGTCGGCTCAGTCCTCTTCGGGGCGTTCCACATTCTCACGACCGTTCTCGGTATAGCGATCAGGTCCACCGGCGGTCTTGTCGGGGTCATCCGTGACGCTGTGAACTGGGTGCGAAACTGGTACGAGTCTCTCAATCTGTCAGAGCGCGTGATCACCGCGATCACCAACGCCTCGAACAAGATGGCAGACGCCATGGCTCGCACGGTCACCTGGACCAGACAGCTCGTCGCCGGATTCAAACAGGGGTTCACTTCGGAATACGCCTCTACATGGGATCGTCTCACGGATGCCGTCGAGCGACTGTGGAAGGCGATGAAGATAGCGGGCACCGTCATCAAAGACGTGATCCTGGAGCCTTTCAGGCAGCTCAAGAACGACAGCGGCCCTGTTGGCGACGCGGTGAACGCCGTTGGCACAGCTGTAGGAGCCGCTGGAACCGCTGCAGAGAAAGCGGGTGGATGGTTCGTACAGCTCAAGGATAAGATCGTCGCGTTCTTCCGAGGGGCGGACGAGAATTCCGAGGGATGGGGCAAGTCGTTCGCCGACAAGCTCATTCCCCTGACGGACCAGCTCATCGACAAGATCGATCGTCTCTCCGACCGCACTATGGTGTGGGGGAACACGATTGCGAACTGGGTCTCTCCGCGCGCTCAGGCATTGGCCAAGCACGTTGACGAGCTCAGGTCAAAATGGAGTGACTTCAAAGAAAGTCTCGGGGACGTCGACTTCTCGTGGACCGATAAACTGAAGTCCGCAGTCGCCGCAGTAGGCTCCGGCATCGGTAACGTGTTCTCCGGCATGAAGTCCGGAAGCATCGATTGGTCCCCGTTCGCCAAAGCGTGGAACGATCTTAAAGAGATCGTCTCGCATTACACCGAGCGGGTGAGAGGCGCCATTTCAGTGACGTCTCAGTTCGTCAAGAATCTGGATCTGGGGGACAAAGTCTCATCCGGGTGGTCGAACTTCCTCGGCCTGCTGAAGAACATCATCGGGTTCCTCTCCAAGCTCGGAGAGTTCGCGGTATTCGTCGGCGGTAAGATCAAGAACGCGCTCGAACCGATTTTCGGCGGAATCCTCAATCAGTTCAAGAACGGCGATTGGCAGGGCCTCTTCGACAACCTTGTGAAGGGCGGTGCTCTGGCCACATTCGTCGTCCTGGCCAAGAAGGTGACAGACACCCTCAAGGCCATGAAAGAGACGTTCGAGGGCTGGGCCGGAATCGGCGACAGCGTTAAGGGCGTCATCGACGGATACGCTGAGAGCATGGAGGCAGCCACCGGTAAGGTGAAGGCCGAAACGCTTCTCATCTACGCGGCGGCTATCGCGGTCCTGGCGGCATCCTTGTGGGTCCTGGCTCAGGTTCCCGCGGAAAGTGTCATGGCCTCCGGAATCGCCATCGGCGTTGCATTCACGGCCATCACCAAGGCCATGGAGAAGATGAACGACTCCATGAGCGCCGTATCGTCCGGTAAGATGATCATTCAGGCAGCCGGCTTGATCCTGGTCTGCACGAGTATCATCATCCTCGGACATGCCATGCAGAACGTCGCTTCTCTCGGTTGGGGCGGGATCATGAAAGGCCTTGTCGGGGTCGGAGCGGCTATCGGCATGCTGGTTGTCCTGGCGAACACCATGGGATCTCCGCGTCAGCAGACGAAGTTCATATCGTTCGGGCTGGCTATGAACCTCATGGCCGCGGCAACGCTCGTCATGACCAAGGTCGTCAAGAATCTTGGGGAGATGGATACCGGGAGCCTCATTCAGGGAGAACTGGCTCTGGCGGCGCTGCTCGTCATCGTCGGAATCTACGCCGAGATCTCGAACAAGAAGGTCAGCATCGGTTCGGCCTTGGCGTTCCTGGCCATCGCCTACGTCTTGAAGCAACTGAGCGGCATTATTTCGGTATTCGCGTCAATGCCGTGGTCCGATTACCTCAAGGGCGTCGTCATGATGGGACTGGTGCTCGCCGGACTCATCGTTGCGATGAACTTCAGCGACTCCAACATCACCGGTGCTGCCACTTTGATGATTGCGGTCCTCGCCGTCAAATTGGCAGCTTCTGAGATAGCCAACATCGCCTCCATGGACTGGGGGACCTATCTCAAGGGTGTCACCATGATGGGACTGGTGCTCGCAGCTTTGGCTATCGCCACCACTCTTGCGGACGGTGGGATTCTTGGAGCTGCCGGCATCATCCTGACGGCCCTGGCCATCCAAATCCTAGTCCCAGCACTCCAAGCACTGGCCGACATGTCATGGGGCGAGATGCTTGAAGGGCTTACGGGTCTTGGTCTGGCTTTGGCCGTCGTGGTCGTCGCGGGGTACGCGGCAACCGGTGCAGCTATCGGACTCCTGGCTCTAGGAGTGGCCATCGGACTTATCGGTGCGGGCGTCGGTCTAGCAGCCATCGGTCTAGCAGCGTTCATCGAGGCGCTCACGGGGCTCTTGTCTCTCGGCGGTCAGAGTGTCGAACTCTTCCTGCAACTGTGTCAGGGTCTGATCGACATGCTGCCCTCGCTCGGCACAAACGCCGCGCAAGCGCTGATCAACTTCTGCCAGGTCCTGGTCGACAATCAGCAGACTGTCGTCGACACTATCACTTTGCTGATGACGGCTATCGCTCAGGCCGCGATCAACTCGACCCCGACCATCGTCGAGGCGTTCGGCACTATCACCATGGCCATCCTCAACAAGTTCGTTGAGCTGACACCGGGTGTGACGCAGGCCGCGTTCGACATGATCATCGGGTTCATTGACACCTGCACGGCGAACATGCCGACCTTGGTATCCTCTGGTGCGAACCTGATTCTGTCCTTCTTGCAAGGGTTGAACGACTGGATTCCGACGATCGCTGATGCTGCCACGACCGCCATCGTGACCTTCATCACGGCCATCGGCGACAACTCGCCCAGGGTGGTTAACGCCGCGTTCGACACCGCGATCAAGTTTATCAACGGTCTTGCGGACTCTATTCGCAATAACAAAGATCGTTTGTATGACGCGTGCGGGAACCTGGTGGACGCCATCAAGGGGTTCATCATGGAGGGCATCGAACGAATCAAGAGTCGCATCAAGTCGAAGGCCGGAGAACTGGGTAGTCACCTGGTTGACGGTATCAAGAACGCCATTCGAAACGGAATTTCGGGAGTCGTCAACCAGATCAGGGACTTGGCCAACCGGGCCATTGCCAAGGCGAAAGATTTCTTCGGAATTCACTCGCCTTCCAGGGTCTTCTACGAGATCGGCCAGTACAACATTCAGGGTCTGGCTAACGGTCTTAGGGACTCCGGTGAGGCGATCGGCGCTATTTCCGACCTGAGCGACACTTTGACCGGGTCGATGAAAGCCGCTATGGACAATCTCGACTACTCGAGTTACCTCGACGAGTCGACCCTGAGTCCCGAGATCAAACCGGTGATGAACCTGGATAACATCACCGAGGGCGTCGACCAGATGCAGCAGCTCCTGAATCAGGACAGTCTTGTGGCGCCGGTAACGGCACAAATGGCTTCGCAGGCGGCCGCACAGCCTGCCGTCACGGCCCAGCCGCAGCCTCAGGCTGCTGGAGATAGGCCGTTCGGAGACGCGCAGTCGGTCGTGTTCAACCAGTACAACACGTCTCCTCGAGAGCTGTCGACAGCCGAGATCTATCGACAGACGCACAACCAGCTGAGTCAGGTAAGGGAGGCTATGTATCAGCTATGATCCGCACCATCGTCCTCACCAATCCCGGTGGCGAGACGTTGGCGCTTGATCTCTTCGAGCCGTGGAAGACCGGGATCGCCGTGAAGAACGTCGACGGTCTCGGTCCCGGCAAGGCCGATATTAACACCACCGACCTTGCCCTCACCGACTCAGCTCTCTTCAACGGTTCCAGGGTGCAGAAGCGCACTATCTCTCTCACCCTGGTTCCGATGGAGACCACCACGAATGACGTGGAGCAGTCCAGGCAGAAGATCTATCGGTTCTGCCAGATCAAGCGGCCAGTACGAATCACCGTGTATGCCGACCACCGTCAGGTGTATACCGACGGATATGTCGAGTCCTCAGAGCCCGACATCTGGTCCAACCTGGAATCTCATAAAATCTCAATCCTCTGTCCTTACGGCTATTGGTATGACAACCGCGAGGATGCTTCGGACCTCATCAACTTCGACGTTGAGGAACCGTCGTTCGAATTCTCATGGGAGGACCCTATCGCCGATTCCCCCACACTGGAGTTCTCGCGCACCCTGTCCGACAAGACGGCCGTGGTGAACTATGAGGGTGACGTCGAGGCCGGTTTCCTTCTGCGTATCAAAATACTCAAGGCCAATCCGCTCCCGATCACCCTGACCGAGACGGTCTGGCAGCAGACGATGAAGCTCACGGGCAAGTGGACCCCGTCCGCCACGGCGTATCAGCCGTCTGTCGGAGACACCATCGAAGTGGACACTCGTATCGGTCAAAAAGGAATCTATCTGGAAAAACCGAACGGAACTCGCTACAAGGGGATGTACTTCCTGGACTTCAACTCCGACTGGCTGGCCATGCATCCAGGACGAAACGAATTCCACTACGCCATGGCCGACAAGACGGCTGTGGATATTCGATTCACCACAGACATCACGTATCAGGGGGTGTGAATGTATCTGGCCGTGCTCGACGAGTCCTGCAACCTCACGCATCTCGTCGACGACTATATTTCGGTCGTATGGACGGAGCGCTTCCATGGCTACGGTGATTTCAAGCTGGTCGTGCCCGGAACATACGCCAATCTCCAGGAGTACCAGCTGGATTATTACTTGTTCACCAAGGATACGAACAAGCTGATGATCATCGAGCAGGTCGAGATGGAGACGCACTACGGCGAGTCCAGCACGCTCACGATCACTGGCCGCTCGATCGAGTCCATCCTTGACCGACGGGTCCTTCACCCGTATCCGGTGAACGACTACACCATCTGCGCCAAGCACGAGTCCACTAACGGCATCATCCGAGACGTCGTCAAGGACATGACGAACCTGCTGTTCAAGGTCGACGATTCGAGTCACCCGAGACACGTGCAGGGCTTCCGCTGGTATCATCCCTGGGATCTGCCCGCCGATATTCTGCATGGACGCGATGGAAACGCCATGGATATAGGGTCGATGCGACTCGGGTCCAACGAAGCGATCAGGACGTCCTCCGGATCACACGTTGAGAATGCCGGGGTCTACGGGGAGGCCACTCTGGACCAATACATCATGCAGGGCTCGTGGTACTCATTGATGCAGGATATCACGGACCTCAATATGAGCGGATGGGCGATCGAGTTCGCCGACAACAATCCGTGGTACTGGTACGGGTATGCATATCTCGGAATCAACCGAACGGACTCGCAGAGCACGAATCCTCCCGTGACGTTCTCGCCCTCGTTCGAGAACCTGTCCAAAGGCACATATCTCAAGTCCAAGGTCGGGACTCGAACGAAGATCTTCTCCGGACTTCAGCAGGTGCATGTCACCTCCGGTATGGAGCAGGAATACATGTGGCAGACGGACGTCAACATCCAGAACGAGTCAGTGCGGGTCGGCACCAACGGTCTCGGTCTGCGGGAGGGGTATCTCGAGAATCCCGGGGTTATGACGCATAACGGCTACCTGGCCACGAGTGCGAACTCTGCGAGAACCGGGAACACCGGCGTTGACCCAGAGGCCGCTAGACGGCAGCTGAAGGACAAGTGCGACACGGAACTGTGGAAGCACATGCCTATTCAGATGTACGAAGGAGTTGCCGCAGTCAACTCGATCTACAAGTATCGCGAGGACTTCTTCCTGGGTGACTTCGTGCAGATCGAGAACGAATACGGCCAGAAGGACGTCGCCCGGGTGACCGAGTACGTTCGCTCATCAGACGTCAACGGGGACACCTTCTACCCCACGTTCTCGTCTTTGTCAGATCTACAGAAGAGTAAGCCGGGGTTAAACATCAAATGACGCTTACCAGTGGTTTCTACTCCTCGAAGGACGGAGACCGCAAGTATTCAGCAGAACAGATGGGTGAGCTCTTCGACGGCCTCATCCATTACGGCATCTACCAATCATACGGCCAGGCCCTGGGGGTCACGGCGATCAGCGGGAAGTGGGCCGTTCGCATAGGCACAGGTCGCGCATTCCTCAACAAGACTTGGGTGAACAACGACGCGCCGTACGACCTGCCTCTCGAGCAGCCGGACGTAACCCATCCTCGCTGGGACTTGGTCTGCTTGCGCATCAACAGGGACCCGTCGGTCAGGGCTGCTTCGTTCGCCGTATACAAAGGCGTGTCCAGCAGCAATCCGCAGGTCCCGAACGTGCGAAATACGGACCTCGACAAGTGGTATCCCCTCGCTAGGATTCGCACGAGTCCTGGTATGCAACAGGTCACATACAGCCAGATCTGGAACGCTCGAGGTTCGTCTGCTACACCTTGGGTGACCGGTGTCGTCGAGAGTCTTGATGCTTCGACGCTCTATTCCAAGTGGGACGCCCAGTACGAGCAGTGGTCCGCTGAGCAGCAGAAGACGCAATCCCTGAACTTCCAGAACTGGATGTCGGAGCAGAAGACGGACTACGAGTCCTGGCGCAACACCCTGAAGACCACCCTCGACGGAGACGCCGCGATGAAACTCGCTCAGCGCCTGGACAACGTCGAGAAGCAGATCTCGTCGTTCACGCAGGGCGTGGCGATCAAGGACGTCCTTCTGGACGCTCAAAACGGCGCAGAGATCCAGGACCATGCGGGCAACCCCATCAATGCCCAGCGCCTCTACATGATGGTTTGAGCAGAGGAGTATATCCATGAAGATATCGGACTATCCCGAGGCCACATATATCGGTCAGAATACCGATTACTTCGTTATCCAGAACGGCACCACCAGCACGAAGAAGATCAACGCGGACTCATTCCGTTTCTCGATGTTCGACAACGTGCCGATGATGCATCGTGTCCTCGCCAGGGGTTACAACCTCGGTTCGTCGTTCACGAGTCAGCAGCAAGCCGCTATTTCCTCAGGTCAGTTCACGAACTTGTGGATCGGCGACTACTGGACTACGGGCGACACGAAGTGGTACATTGTCGATTTCGACTATTGGGGTGCGTGCGACCATTCGATCGGTCGCCACATCGCAGTTATGCCCGACCGCAACACGTCTTCGGCGGTGATGCATCGAGGCGAGTACTGCGGCGGATTCCGCAACAGTGAGCTCTTCGCGGCCCTGAATGATAACCCGAAGACGAACGCCACGAAGGCCTACGGTCTCTTCGGGGAGTCGCATATTCTAGCGCACAACTCCTGGTTTGAGAACCGTTGGGACACTGACACCAAGTACGGCGGCACAGTTCGAGAGGAGGGGTACCGTCTGTACGCCCAGAACGGCGAGGTGTTCAAGATCAAGGTCACGATTCCCACCGAGCAGATGCTGTTCGGCGCGCACATTAAGCAGTCGTTCCAGAACGGCTCCGAGGGCTCATATCGGGCCGAGTGTCGCCAGCTTCGGTATTTCCAGCTCTTCAATCACCAGAACCCGAACGAGGATTTCTGGCTCCGCGACCAGACATGGGCCAACTACTTCAGCGCCTGGAAGGGAAACATCGCTCGTGATGAGATCATGACGAACTCTCTCGGGATCCGGCCGGTTCTGGCCATCGGAGGCTGACACATGCGCCCAGAGCTCACCATGATATTGACTATCATGACGAGCGTGCTCGCGTCCAGTGGTCTATGGGCCTTCTTGGATCGCAGGGCGGACAGGCGAGACGCTCGAACACAGCTCCTTCTAGGCATTGCGCACAACCAAATAATGGCTCTCGGGACGGCGTATCTGTCTCGAGGATATATCACCATCGACGAGTACGAGGATCTGCAGAAGTATCTGTATTCCCCGTATTCGTCTTTCGGTGGCGATAGCATGGCCGAGAAGGTCATGAAGGAAGTCCAGGAGCTTCCTGTACATTTCCCAGAGACTCGCAAACACTACAGACCGGAGGACAAACATGTCTAACTCCACCTACGACAAGGCCAAGTGGGTTGCTCTCACCCTGCTCCCCGCACTGTCGGCCCTCTACGTCGCTCTCGCCGCCTCGCTCGGCTGGGGTCACGTGGATGCGGTTGTCGGGACCGTCGCCGCCGTCGACACCTTCCTCGGCACGCTGCTCGGGATCTCCGCCAAGAACTACACCCCGTCCACCGACGGAGTGCTGCACGTCGACCACGGCAAGCAGGAGATCTACGCCGCTCTCGAGAAGCCGGCGAAGGATCTTACCGAGAACAAGACCGTCACCCTGGCGGTGAACGAGGTCGCCTGATCGCGCCCTCAACATGTCCTATAACGAGAACCCCATCTGAAAGGACAACTGCAAATGAACACTCCCGAACACAATGCTGAGAACGCCCTGAAGGACGCTTACGCATTCATCGACGGAATGGACCCCGACGCGGAGGCGTACGCGAATGCGCTCGCCAACATCCGAGAACTGGAAGCTATCTGCGCGAAGCATCGAGACGAAACTCGGCGTGCTGAGAAGCACGAGAGCGAACTCGATAAGCAGCGAGCAGTCAAGCTTCCGTCCCCGGACACGATCGTCACATGCGCGACGTCTCTCGTGTCGGTCCTTCTCGTCGTGAAAGCTGAGAGCATCCTGCCGGTTACCAGCAAGGCACTCGGATTGATCACGAAGGTCCGTATCTGACCGTTCAATGTCCCAGAACTCATATTCGAGCAACTCGCAAGAACATGGGTTCTGGGACTTGGATTCTAAAAATTCCCGGGTGGGCCGTCAGGACTCGCAAACTCAACATGCCCCATAATGAGACCCCGACTATTGGAAGGAATACACCATGTCCTACGGCACCAAGCTCAAGGAGATCGCTCTGCACGACTCGCTCGCGGTTTGGCTGTACCTCGACAACCTCGAGAAGACAGCTGATCCTGTGTACGCGAACGCGCTCGAGCGGCTTGCTTACGAGCGGCTTGCTCAGGATCACGTGACCGCCTGAACATATTCACAACGCAACCCCCCCCCC